GTTTAATATAAAAGCCTAACATTTCCCATGGACGTGTATGTGGATAGATAGTATCATAAAAATATAGATAAACTGCACGCCAACTACCTTGCATGTATTCATCATCTAATCTGTCTATGAAGTTTGCATAGTTCCATGTAAACGCATCATTGCTTTGAAATACGTTATTATTTGTGTAATCAACTTTATTATTTCCTACCCATGGTAAAAAGTTTTTGGATAAAACCTGCCACACTTCAGACCTCTGATATTCATTAAATCTAAATTTACCTGCTAATAATAAAAATATATCTTTATATGTTCCAGTATCTGATAATTTAATATTGTTGTATATACGTTTCTCAAGCTCTAATAGGAAATCATCTCTATAGTCATCAAAGGCCAATGTAAGACTACCATCATGACCGCGTATTACTTCTATGGGAGTTCTGTAAGTGTCGTCGGTAAATATTTCAGGAATAAATTTTGGCCATAGACCTAATTTACTTGGAGTCTCTGGTATATATGACCCATCAGTATTGCTATATTCTTGGATAACTAATATGTCATCAATTTCTAGAGTAATGTTGATATTGTTTATCGTAATTGCTGGTCTATCTGTATCAAAAGTATAATCTTGTCCTAAGATAAGTTGGGTTCCATTGAGATAAACTAGCACAGCAGTATTACTTAATTCTGTTGAAGAAAATACATTTGTAATTTCATATCCAGTTGTCAACGGATCATAAATTTTATATTCTATGATATTTTTTAAAGTACCATATGGCACCATATCACTATAGAACCAAGGGAAAGTAGGATTCTTGCTGGTATTAATTTGTATTAAAATTAAGTCAACACTGGCAGCTGGATCTGTTGGTTGTATCCCAGGCAAACTCACAGCAAGTTCTAAAAATTTATTTTTAAATTTGCTGTATTCTCTCTGAGCTAATCTTACTGACTCAACAAAATTGGCATTCTTATCAGATAAAAATATTTGCGCAAGAGGAATAGGTGCGCTGTGTTGTAGGATCGTTCCGCCCTGTCCAGTTATCTCAATATCTCGTAAATTATTAGGACCAAGAATATTACCTTGCAAGCTTACACAATTACGGCTTAACTCTATTAGATGGTTCCTTATCTGGCCTAGTGTTAATGTGTTTATGTCAACATTTTGTGCATTTAAATCTAAATTCAAAGGTATCTGATAGTGACCGTTACTGCTAGGAGTTAATGAATAAATTTCAACGTCAACATTATCGTTGACATCAAGATTAGCAGAAATAGTTAATCTATTAGTTGAAGTATTAAAACTCCACTGTGAACTATTTAAATAAATTTTATTCTTATATACCTTAATGTATGGAACAGTTCTACTGTACAAATTTGTAGGTGCAGGTGTTATATCCAATTGGAAAATATTGGTGTTTCCATCATAGACAAAAGTCAGCAGTTGATATTGTTTACTGGGTTCTATTACTGTTTGCCAAGTATTTCTATTAGATGTGCTAGTTCTTGAATTAATTGTTTGTATGAAACCAGTACTTACATCTTTTGTTATTTCAACTTGATCTATAGTGTAAGAAAAAGTGTCTGTATTAAAATAATTAGCAAAAGAAATATCGCCTTGTGACCTAAAACTCCTATAAGTCAGTGGAAATCCTAATACTGAATCGTTTACTCCTGATTGTGCTCGTTGATAACCAAATATCTTTGTACCAGTAAAATTATTGTTAGGATATTTTACAGTGTCAGAAAAACTTATTCCTCCTACTCCTGTGATAGGATCATAATCATAAACATCAAATAAAGGGTCTTGCTGTAGACTTGTTTTTTGTTGGCTAAGTATCCAGGTATTATTGTAAAACCAATACTGGTTGCCTTTATTTTGTCCAAAATTTACTACTAATGTGTCATCATCCTCAATATCGCCATCTGATGCCTTCGTTAATTTAATATGGTAAGGACCAACCGGTAATCCATTTGAATCTACTCTATATTGAACAAAATTAAGATCATAAATTTTGTTTTTAACCAATGGATCTTGATCGCCTGCAAAAATTACCCTCATACCATCAAATAAATCTACACCAAATGCAGTTCCATTGATAAAACTTACATTGTTAATATTGCCTACTAGTACTCCGTCATAATACACATTTGCTGGCGTAGTGGTATTATCATATGATATAGTTCCTAGATTTAAGATCTTGCCCTCTAAGGTAGTAAATGCATCTGCGATGTCTGTATCTAGAATATCAACTGCTTTTTTACCGATCCTACCATAGTTATATAATTGGAGATCATCTTCAAATTGCACGATTGGTCTTTGAGCACGAAGTCTTTGATCAAATATCAATTGGTCATCATTATATTCAGCTGTAGCAGTAATGACATCAACATGAAACCATCGATTGTTACGTGCCCAAGCGTTTAAATCTACAGCATCTCGTTTAATTGTTATATAATCTGGACTGACCTGATCTAAATAAATGTCATAGACTTGTGTGCCTGTTGATATACCTAATCCACTAACAGATTGACCTTTAACTATTCCTGTGACTGAATCTAAAGTCGTAATTTTATTTGACCCTAATGGAACTTCAGAATTGGTAGTTACTGAAACATTACCAATACTAATAACAGATCCACCAGGAATAATTGCAGTAGTTACTATATCTAACGTGATATCTTTTATTGGATAGTTAATAGCCAACTCATCATTGAAGAGTTCAGGAGTGACTAATAAATCTACATCTACTAATCTTATGCTGGCTCCTACATTTTCCACATAGTAGGTTTTATTTCTATAACTTTCTGGAGTGACATCAATATCAAAAGTAATTTTTAATCCGCTGGTAAATTTAACCCCATTGGGGCTGGTATAGTTTAACTTGCCAAGGATATCGTTTTCAACGTCAATTTCAAAATTGTCGTAGTTGACTATTTTAACCGTTGTGTAAATTGATGGATTAGTGCCATCCTGTATGTATAGTGTATTTTGTTGGCTGGTTAGCAGAGGCATCCTATGGAAAAACCCATCAAATTCTTTATACCATTCAGTATTGGCATATCGAATCCCATATTTTATGTATACCTTTTCATCCTGGGCTACATCCTGTATCCAGAACAAATTAATCAGATAGTCGATACCATGTGGCAACAACTGAACTTCCCATACACCAAATCTCAGATTATCTGGAACAACATCACCTAATACATATCCTGTAGAAAATGATTGTGAACTGCTATTCAGTATACTTGGTACCGTATCTCCTGTAGTCCAAGAACTTTCTTGTAAATTTTCTCCTTGCGATTGTCCAATGAATATCAGGTGTTTACCATTAAATTGGCCAACTATACCTGCATATTCTGGAAATGCAGCTAGCACATTACTGAGGTATTGATTTTGTAAGTCACTAAATTGTAAAGGAACTGCATAGTCTACGTTGTATACCGTAGGCATCTGGGTGAACCTGTCCTGGGCATAATTTTGTGGTACTCTGAATATCACTTCACCAGATATAGCACCATTGTTTTCAACACCTAAAACATCTCTACTACTGATAGTAGGGGTAGCATTCAACAGACCATCAATACCTATTTCACTTTGTATCCAAAATTTACTGTCTTGTTCAACTTGGAATACGTAAGTACCTCCGCGAGCAAGCACTATTGTATTATTATTTACGCCACCAACATTGAAATCATATTCATTCGTATTGTCATTGCGTGCGATCACAAAAGTTTGAGTTAGTTCTACACCAGTGGTATTGACATTGACTGCGGCTGGTCCGTTTGGTAACCAATAATATTGTCCAAAATTTACAAATTTGTCAAAACTTATTTTGGGATCAAAACTATATAATTCACTGGAAAAAAGCCTACTCTGATCATTGATCAATCCACCGTGATATTCTATCTGATTTAAGAAATCAATATAGCTTGAAAAGAATACTACTTCACCTTGTTCATTTTTTATAATGGTACTGGGTTCAAGTTGATAATTTTCTCTTTCAGTAGAAATTTCACCTACATAACTGTCTTGACTTTTATAAGTTGGAGCAAATTGGCGACCAATATATCCATTAAGATTGACCAGTTCTGGATCTTGTATGACCTGATCTAAGGTAGCAGACAAGAATTTTTCATTAGCGCTAGTTTGAAATATTCCTGGTAATAAATTTTTACTTTTTCTTGCAGCCATTATTATCTCATATCTCGAATGTTATATAGTATTTAAACAAATATTAGTTGGTTGATTTTTGACCTTATTAATACCCATAGCCACCACCACCACCACTACTGCCACCACCACTACTGCCACCACCACTACTGCCACCACCACTACTGCTGCCACTGCTAGTGCTAGTGCTAGTGCTAGTGGTGCTTCTACTGCTAGTGCTAGTGGTGCTTCTAGTTCTGGTAGTTGTTGTAGTTCTACGAACACTGCCTGTACTAGTATTACTAATAACGACATCTGTAATAATATCGCCTTCTCTCTGATTAATTTGTGCTGCTGTAATTGCATTAATAATTTGCACATTATCTACTGTAGCCGCACTAATAATGATTTCATTATATTCTGCATTAATCTGTAGCAAACTACCGAACTGTTCACTAGCACTTGCTGGTACTATAGTTATACTAGCAATGTTAGGGGCCAATGTGCTGTGTAGATATGCACTTAATTCACTGAAATAAAATGTTTCACCAAAATCCCAATTAGCAATATCAAAGTAAGTGTTTATCGCAGCAATTACACTGGTCTTAACATCATTATCGCTGACGACAACATTAGGATTTTTAACCACTTTAAATGTAGCCTGCAATGCTAATTCAGCTTTGATACCAAATATAGGTTTAAATTCTGCTGGGTTATAGATTATAGTATCTGAAATGCTTTTATATTTTTCTAAATCACTGTAATCTGTTCCTAGCATTTCTGGTCTAGGTGAAGTAGGTTCAGATACTTTACCGGTCGTGTCCTGTATCCAAGCAATATAGTCCGTAGCATAAGATTTAGTAAGAATATACAGATCAATGATATTGTTTGGACTTGGATCAATTCGTCGATTATTTGGACTGTTGTGCCTGTATTGGAAATACAAGTCTTGGCGGCCAACTTTTGCTGAATAACCAGAGATCGCTGCAATTACATATGACGATCCAGTGATCGTCAATTGATAGAATTCTTCAAGATCAGTTACATAAAATATCTGGCCATCTTGGTACAAAACTTTAGATGTTTCTACAGCCGCCAGCGTTGCCAAGTCTGACACGATAGTAGCGTTGCTGACTGGTGTCTTGATTACGAAATTATCATATCCATAAGTATCTTGGAAATAAACAAACTTGCTGTTACTGTTTGTGCTAGGATCTACTATTAATTCAAATAATTCTGGATTGTCTGGAATACCATCATCATCTGTGTCAGGAAAAGTAACAAGGATTTTACTGGTATTGCTATACCCATCTACTTCAACTATGTCTTTATATATGTCCCATTGATAATCTAATGCCAATGGTGATGTGCTATCTGGAGAAGAATTTACTTTTAAAATTTTTATTTGATCATGGATCGTAAATCCAGTTCTAGAATCAAATATTTTCACACGATCGTCAAAATAGAAATTTGTTTCTCTAACGCTTTCAAACACATAATTCAATCCACTATAATAGACTGTATAGGTCTGTCCCACTGTTTGAAATCTAATGAACCAACTAGAATCAAGACCAGATCCACTGGTATTACCTGCATAGGTAAGACTGAAGTCACCGGTATTTAAATCTTCAGGAAGTATTAATTTCCAACTTGCTGTTTCAAGATCATATCGTAATCCAAAATCTTCATAGGCCTGTATATATGATACTGCTGTGTTAATTACGCTATCGGTTATGTCATTGTTAAATGCAGGATATACCTGTACTGCTATGGCTCCGTCGGGTACGATTTGGCTTAAAGTAATCGGTCCGCTACCGTTAGATAAATCACCCTCACCACCGTTAGTTCCATCTGCTAAAACTTGTATCACACTAGCATATATGTAATATTTGTCTCCGCTTTGATTAGGAATACCTGTCCTTATGATATTACGTGCATCAAAATAATTACCAGTTCCTGCTGAAAATTTTATAATTGAATTTTGTTTTATGTATCGCTTGCTGTCGGCAACATAAGAGCCTATCTGTAGTATCCTATCTGTGCTGTCATAAAAATATCCAGTCAATCCTGTCTGATCCGCACTCTGATTCCAAAATATATCTGTAAGATTTATTCTGTTGAATACTTCATAAAAATATTGCAGTGTTTCTCTTTCTGATGTCAATGGTTTAACTTGATTTGTTAAAACTCTATAGATATCATTTGTCGTATTAAAACTAAAATTAAAAGTTTTAGTAAAAGGCTCCTTGTAAAGTATTCCATCCTGGCAGAATATGTTAGTTGATGAATACTTGCCTGTGGTATCAATCACATCTAGGTAACGGCTTACACCACTGCTGGTGCGATTTACTGCTTTGACTTTCAACATGCTGTTGAATAGTGTGTATGGTAGTATGTTATAGTCCTCACCAGTTACCATACGGTTTTGAGTATAATATTGTTGTGGGGCCTTTTGGCGGATTTCATCAACTGTTTCACGTGTGGTTGCATTGGTTACTGTATAACGTAAACTTGCACGAATAGTTATTGTTTCTGTACGACCAGAACGGCTTACATAATTCAATGGTACTGCTATACCACGCATTTCATCTGGAGTAACCTTATAGTTCAACCCATTGCTGGTTCGATAATATAAACGGAAACGCCCTTGTGGAATATTAGCAAATGCGCCATCACCAAAAATTAAATCAATTTGATCTCCGGCACGTGTATTGACTTGATAGATATTCTTGTTTGTACCTGTATTATAGATAACATTAGTATTGCCTACCGCTGGTACAGATGACCAAAGAGTACTAAAGTTTCCGTTTTGATCTAAGCTGTATAACCAGATGTCAGTATTATTAATGTTATTAACATTAACACTGTAAACCCTATTAGGAATACTTTCCTGGAAGTTAATATCTATGCTTTGTAATGTACCTTGTTTGAAATAGGTAAAATATCCTGTGTTGTTGCTGCCGTTGCCTAAATTATCATTTCTGTATAGAAGATTAAAACTTCCATTGGGTCTTGGATTTACTTCGTAAATGTAATTTTGTCCTGATGTAGTAGGACTAATCATCTCAAAGTTTGTTTGCGATCCTTCGATATCAGCATTAAATGTATAGGTACCCACTATGTTTGGTATTAAATTAATTTGATATTCATCTGTTGCTATGCCATTTATGACTTTACTGCCACTAGGTTTGCCTATTGCCTGATTAGCATTTAAACTTGCATTTAGCACTGTCGTAAACTGTTCTGCCCAGTTGTCGTTGGCACTGTCCGCCCAGTTAATTACCAGACCTGATAGATTTAGACCGTTGCTGTCAAAAACAGTTTCAGTAGTACTGACTGAGTCAACTTTTAGTAGTCCATTGGCTGGGATATTGCGTTTAGGACTATAGCTAATTAATCGTGCAAGTTTAAGCACACTGTCACGACGTTGTGCTGTATCAATGAAATTTTCACGTGCATTCAAGTCACCGCGGAAAGCTAGGCTTTGTCCTAGGAAACTTAGTAGGTCTATAAGAGCTATAAATTCTGAACTCTCAATGAAATCGTTGAAGTCTTCAGGATAATATAAACGCAGATAATCAACCATTGATTTACGAAGTGTTTCGTAGTCATAGCTTTGGAAATCCGCATTACGGAATGTTTGATACAGTTTAGTCCAGTCTTCAGCAACTAGTAAACTGCTTTGTCTTGTGGTAATCGCCATAGATATTCCCTGTTATAATACTATTTATCAGGAAAATAAAGTGGGTAGTTAATTAAACAACGGAAAGTGTATTATTTTGATTATCAAATTGCAGATTAAGTAAATCTGATTGATTAGTTTGTACGTAACGCAGTTGTAATTCTATTTGAATACCTTGGCTGTATTCTGTAACTATTACATTTTCTATGCTTAATCGCGGATCATTGCTGGCTATATCATTGATATCAGTGACAATAACGCTTTTAAGATCCTCTGTTAAAGGTTCGTGTATCACATTCCAGATGATAGTACCAAAGTCGGGATTCATCAGCTTTTCACCCTTGCGGATGTAGAAATGATTTATTAAATCTTGCTTGATTAATTCAAAATCCGTGAGGCGATATTTCTTATTCCTTCCTACTGTAGAAAATCCTCTGTACATTATAGCCATATTAATATTTATCCTGCATCAATTGCGTCTATTTTTGGTGCCAGTATTGAAACTGCATATTTTCCTTTTTGGAAATAGCTGTCGCCAGTCGTACCGTTAGCATCTGACCCGCCAAGACCTTGGCGCCATCCCAATGCTCCGGGGCGATCTGATGTGCCTTTATTTGGCCCAAGTAAATGTGCCACAGACAACATACCGCCTACTTCTTCTGGAGGCATGTCAGCGGTGACAGCACCATTCTTGACCATGGCTGAATAGTTACGTTGTGTGTATTCTAACATGGCACTTTCTTGCACACTGCCATTGCTAAGCCAAGCACTCTTATCAGTGATACCATCTTTGCCTGTCCATGAATTAGGAT